CACCTCTCTAGATAGGGTTCTAAGCCCTATGTGCGTTCCTAACGCACCCACCTGGCTTTTTGACGAAGATGCCAGGCCTTCACGCTGGTTTCCATGTCGATTGAAGTATCGTTTCCGATATTTTCAAAAGCGAGGAACCATCGTGATACAGCTGTATCAGCAATATCACGCTGACGAACTGCCACAGGGCAAAGGACGGAACGCTGCAATTGATGCAGATTTCTATCCCACCTTGTGTAGCCCGTGTTGAACAGAAGAGACTTATATGTAAGCCCCGCATGCTCAGCAGAATAATCACGAAGACCAAGGTCTGAATGATCGATCTTAAGAGTACTACGAGGTATACGTTTTCGTACCCCATGTTCAATCCAATCTCGCAAAAGTTGGGCCGAGCCCCATAACCCTTTCAGGTAGAACTGATCGGACGTTGAGGCCAAGCTTAGCGCTAACGAGATCGACCAACGGCTATTACCGTCGGGGACAGACTCACGAAGGTATACGGGGGTTACCTCGTACCCTTTGTAAAAGTCGCCACCGCAAGATTCTCTAAAGTGTGATTCAGAGAAGGACTTGCGCCGATTAACTCGAAGTCCGTAAACTTCAAGTTCGGTAACAACGGATTCGTGCCAAGGCTTAGGGACAATAATATCATCCCCGAAAACCTTGACGCTCTTTGAGAGACGTCTCATTGAGCGTATAGTAGGACGGATTCCTAACTGTTTATGCACTGCCGCCAATATAATGACGAACACGCATAAACTCATCGTAGGGAAGCACATTGCACTCCCCATTGATGCGAACTTGTTCATTGTTAGAACAGTCCCGTCAGGAAGGCGGGCCCGGAGAGATCTGCACGCTAACATGGCTTGAAATAAAGGGCCATGCGAGCCGAAAATCTTCCTCACCAAAGCTATGGATATTCTATCCGACGCTTCAGAAAGGTCGATCGTCGTAAAGTGCTTAGCAATCGAACCACGTCTAGCGTACGAGTAATTCACACTCTGATCGCGAAACCGCACGGACTCCCCGAAAGGCGACCGTTCGATCCGGCTAACAAAGTACTTCATCAGTCCTTGCTGCATGAATTGAACATTATGCGGCTCAACTGCAATTACTCGTGGAGTTTTGAGCGTCTTGGGTACAAACACTACCTTCACAGGCGGTTCTTCCCAGAAACTCAAAAATCTGACTGAGTCGAGGTATTCGTATTCACCGAAATTCGGCAAGACGTGTACCTCACTCGGAAAGACGTACTCGGACCTGGAATACCACTGCCTGATCGACCTGCGATTATTTCTGTGCAGGCCGTCGGCAGTAGCACCAGGACCATGGCCGCAAGACAAACTACTAGGATGATAATCTGTAAAAACAGAATGCACCAAAAGCCTCGCCGTGAGATCAAAAATCTCGCAATGAGACTCAGCCAGTCTTGTCGAAACATGGAAGAGTTCCTCCTCTACAGTTTTGTAAGAACGTATGGCTTTAAGTTTGCGGAAACCCGCGCACTCGAACCGTATTTTCTTACAAAGATAACAGATTTGCCGGATTGCGTATAAAGCGTCCGGGTCTGCATCTTGTAGAACACAACCCATCTCATCGAACACTTTGCTAGTGAAACCTTTCAGAAATGAAGGGAGACACCGTCCACGATCGCGCCGGAAACCGGCAAAATCGGAACGCGTAGCAATTCCGCGCTCGATGCAAGCTTCGCAGCTCGCACCGAACTCGGCCAAGGATATCGTCAGAAACGATACCCCCTCGTGTTCGATACGCGACCTAATATAACTCAGGTCGCGCACCACGCACGCGTCTAGCTGATTGCCTAATTCTAAGACTAGGTTCAGCAGGAGCTCTGTCAGTCGTTTCAGTGTAACCTCCTGTAGAAGGAAACATCACTGTACGATGTCAGGACGAATACCGGTGATGAATCAATATTCGCCGGTCAGAAGCTTCAGCACATTGGTCGTGTCCGACGGCGCTGCACCACTCAAATATTTAAAGAGTGATGCTGCGATATCGTTCAGATCAGTGTCGGTAAAGCCGGCACGCGGTTCGTCTATCACTAGATAAACCGACGCTCCGATTTCGCCGTTAGCAAGCGTAATAGGATCCGCCGCGATTTTGGATCGGGAGATCCGGAACTCGTGACGGAAACGAGACTTGCTGGTGGTTTGACGGACCGAAACGGTCTGAGTCACACCATCAGTTTCGTCTACATACGTGAACGTCGACGGATTATCCGCCGAAGTCCGCGCATGGTTATGCGCTGCACCCTCATAGAGGACGCTGATAGGATCTGAAAACATCGTAGGCTCCATCCGTTAATAGGAAGATAAACGTCTCTCGACGTATTCAGCCAAAATGAGGTCTCGAAGCCTTAACAAGGCCCAAAGCTCCCAATATGGCTGCTTGCTCACCAGAGAGTGATTCCCCCTGATAGCGGAAGCTGAACGGATCACAACCAAACCTTCGTTTCTGTTCTCGAACGAGGCTGGTTGAAGCACGAAGAGACGGTGCAGGGCCATCCCAGTTGTTACTGGAAAGGAATCTGCCGACCACATCGATCTTGTTTACATCTTGTGTATGACACATGACATAAGCGTAATCATTTGCGAGCCGGTCGACCACCGTAGTATCCATGTTTTCAAGGACATTTCCGACATTGGAAAACCAATCCACGAGCCATGTCCAAGGAATCATGCGATAGATAGCTGCCGGGGTGGGATTAAACCCGAAAATCCTAGCAGTCATTCTAGCGTCCCACAACCAGTCCCGAGGGCCTGGCGGTAGGTAATACTTAAAGCGACCAGAAAACCATACGTCGTAGATGCTCTGATGAGTCTCCAAAACGAATGGAACAGACCTATATATAGGCGTAACGAACGACTGTTCAAATCCGGCATACTGATTGTAGCCGGACGGGGACGGGCCGTACGAGACGGTCTTTAAACGGGCCTGTCTTCTGACAGCTTTACCTTCATCACGTATAAATTGGTCAAGCGCCCGCTTCAATGCAAAGTGCGACACGACAAAGTCGCGCACATCCTGCATTAAAGGTGCCCATCCGAACTGGTAGGCGAGGTAGAGATTACCCCACCCGCTAGCACGGAGAAGCTGGAAACGCTGCTTTAGAGCGCCCGGTATGTCTTTTAACTCATAAAAGGCGTTGAGTCCTCTAAAGATTGGCCTATCTGGTTTAGCCATATTATAAAGATCGGCACCGTAGTCATACGCAAGCGTCTGACCGTCGGGAAGATCCCCATATGTTGGCTGCCTAGCAGTGAGACGGCCTTGATAGGCTATCCCGTCGTTAGGACCAGAATGATTAGGACGAAAGATCGTCGCTTCCTCAGAAGGGGTACGTGTGACTAGATAACGATCTAGCCACATTTCACCACCCTGAGTCCACTTCACTCCATGGTTCTCATCAAAGACGGACTCAACGCCGTCTTCAAGTCGGGCCACAAAAGGAGAGGTGGGGGGCGACCCGGGCGTAATCCAATCATGATACTGTCCAATAAAGACAGCGTCACGCCTGATTCGTGTCCGAATCCTAGTCATTTTATACTCCGTTCAATTGTACGTCCATTCTAGACGCACGTGCAACCATGGGGGGG